GTCGCTGCGCTACTGTTGCCGGTGTTCGTCGCTGCGCTACGGTTGCCGGTGTTCGTCGCTGCGCTACAGTCGCCGGTGTTCGTCGCTGCGCTACGGTTGCCGGTGTTCGTCGCTGCGCTACTGTAGCCGGTGTTCGTCGCTGCGCTACTGTTGCCGGTGTTCGTCGCTGCGCTACGGTTGCCGGTGTTCGTCGCTGCGCTACAGTTGCCGGTGTTCGTGGCTTTCGCATTCTCGAAATCAGCTTTTTCGAGGATAAACTTCACGCCAGCCTTAACCAGTCCGGAAAGCCCGATTTCCGCGCCGATTTTGATTTTCTTTCCGACGCGCTTACTGTCGTCGCGCGTCTGCTCGTTTGCGTCGAGCTCGACCTCGCAGAACCGGCTATCTGCCGGATTGTAATACCGCAGCACATCGAGCGGAAACTCACAGGCGTGAAAGCCCTCCTCGCAGATTTCCGCCCGCTCGGTTTCGTACTCCTTGCCGATTTCGTACTGAAAGTCCTCGCAGCGCAAGTCCTTGTCGAATCCCTTGTAGCATTTCATCACTTGACCTCCTCCCACTTGAACCGTCCCTTCGAACTGTTCCTCCACTGTCCGATACCGCGCAGTGCGCCGTAATCCAGCCACTCGCGCACCGCTTTTTCGTGCGCGTCGTCCAGGCAGAGGATCGTCATTTCGCACGTCGTGCCCGCCGGGCATTCCTCGCTGCTGCTGAGTGCCGTCCGTTCGCCCTGCGCGGTCTGCGCTCTGAGCGAACGCTGGCAGATCGTGATTGCGCCCGGGGTATCGAGCCGAATGCGGCGCGGCTCAACGAAGATCAGGCCGTCGATAATCTTCTTGTACGCCGTCAGCTTGCCGCTCTCGTTTACCGCCTTGCGCTTTTTGCCGGTCTCCGGGTCTTTGCCGCTGAGACGCGACAGCATTCCGCAGGCGTCCTTGAAAAACCCCTTGATCTGGTAGTCCCAGAGAAAGGGCGTGCCGTCCTCGTCCTTGGGGAATATGGTCGTGCCTCTCTCGACGATTGCGTCCTCACCGAGTGCCGCGACTTCCTCCGGCAGTGTTGCCGCGTCCGGGCTCTTCGAGCCGATGAACCGGCTGTAGATTTCCGGGTCTGCGGTTGCCGTGCCGAGAATGCCCTCGGTGAATGTCACGTGAATTTTCAGCTTTTTCATGATTTTTTGTCCTCCTGTTTCGTTCCTCAAGCTTTGCCCTCGCTGAGCTTTGCCATGCTATGCCCTCGCTGAGCTGTGTAATGCTATGCCCTCGCTCTGCTTCGCCATGCCTTGCCGTTGCTGTGCGCATCTGCGCTGTGCCTTGCCCTTGCTATGCTCTGCTCTGCCGTTGCCTTGCAATGCTACGCCCTTGCTCTGCTGCGCCTTGCATTGCCCTTGCGCAGCTAATCTCGTTTTGGCAGTACGCCGATTTTCTTAGCGCTTGCGTTCGGCTTCCTGCCGATCTTTTTCGAGTAAAGCGCCTCGCCGATCGTGCGTTTCTGCATTTCGCGGATTACGTTCCGCCGCTTGATGCCGTCGGTCATTGCGTATCACCCCTTTCCGCGCCCTCAGACGGCGCGTGTCGCGTTTTCACACCCCTCGGCATGTAATTTCATGCCTGAGTGCTTAGCGGCGCTCACAGCGCATCTGAGCGGCTTTCAGCAAAAGCGTCTTGCGCTTGTTCAGCTCGTCCTTGAGAACGCGGTGATAAAAGCCCCACCCGAACAGCAGCACAAGCTGCGCGAAGATGCAGGCGAGTACGCCGAAAAGTACGGGGTTGATAGTCATGGTTTTTCCTCCTGTCGTGGTTTTCTTACTAACCCGAACGGTAGTGAGGGTTAGTTCTTTCTTCTTGCATTGTTAGAAATTAAATTAATATATATTCGACCGTAGGGAGAATATATATATACTTCTTTTCTTTCTTTGGTACTTTCTTTCTTACGCCTCGGTGTGCCCTTGGACTGCCCTCGGACTGCCCTTTGTTTGCCCTTGGACTGCCCTCGGTTTGCCCTCAGACGTTCCCGACGCGCCGCTTTGCGATGTCGCTTGCAACGTCGCCAATGTAGTAAACTACCCGTCTTTCGCCGAGAACTCTCGGCGCACGAATAACCTTCTTTGCAGCGTCTCTGTCCGTCAAACCGTACACTTTCATGCACTGTTCGAGCGTTAGCAGCACCGCGCCGCCGTACATCCGTATCAGGTCGTTTTTCACTTCCTGCCGCAGTTCCTTGTAGCTCCGTTCCTCCATGTTCTGCCCTCCTTTCGGTTTGCCCTTGGACTGCCATTTGTTTGCCATTTGTTTGCCCTTGCGCGGCATTTCAACGCCTGTCTACGCTTTGCAATTCCGTTGCGAAGCAGTGCTATGCTATGCCGTTGCTCTGCTCTGCTCTGCCCTGCTGTGCTATGCCATTGCGATGCCCTGCCCAGCTATGCCGTTGCAGTGTCCTGCTTCGCGTTGCCTTTGCCATGCCTCGCCTTGCCTTGCTAATGCTTCTCCATATGCGTAACGGCGTAGAGCACAAGGAGCACGATTTCTGCGCCCAGTGTGGCAAGCACGCCCGCCACAAACGGGTTAATATACATCGGTGTTCACCTCCGTTGTGTGTCCTCTCTCAGCGTGTTATAATGGCTGAGAAAGGAGGTGTTGATATGATGCACTTAGGTTCAGAACTTCGCCGTGTCAATCAGGAAGCTGAATTAGAATTCCGTGATTCTATGCAGGACCAGTTGGAGGAAACCAACCGAAAACTGCAAACTCAAATCGACGATGCTCGTACAGAAGCCAAAGCGGCTTCGCGTGAAGCTATGATTGCTCGTGCACTTGCTATTGCTTCGCTGATTGTCTCGGTTATCGCCTTATTTAAGTAAATCGAAAACCTTACAAATCAATACGCAAGTAGAAAACCCCAGTGAGAAGCCGGACAGCGCTATACCAAAGCTGCCTGACATGAAAATCTCTTTGACTTTCTTCATCGCCGATCGCCTCATTCCATAGTTTCAAAATCGGGCCGCGGCTGAACGATCAGTCGCGGTTCTCCGCTTTCATCGTCACCGTTGTACTGTATGCTGCCGCACTTTACTTCAAGTGTCAGCAAAGGCATTTGACCGCCCTTGTGCTCCAGTTTGTAGCCCATGCAGCCATACCGCATATCTACGCCGTCAACCGACAACTCTTGACACTTTCCGTCGCGGTAGCTGATCTTGACATTTCGGAGTTTTCCCATGTCCCTCACCCCCTCACGCGCCCCGTGTGATTTCCTCGTCGGTAGCAAACAGGTAGTCAAACGACTTGTTGAAGTACCGGCAAAGAATTTTGCATTCTTTCGGCGTAAAGCGCCCGCTCTTCATCTTCGACTCATAGGAGTTTCGGCTAATGCCTAAAATCTCTCCCATCTGGTCAGAGGTCAGACCGTGGAACGCCTTCATGCCCATCAAATTTGGATACATGCTTATACCTCCTTTCGGTGTTGTTGGCATATCGCCAACCTGTGATTATAGTTTATCAGCAGAACGCCAACTTGTCAAGATATTTTTCGAAATTTGTTGACAAATCGCCAACTCGGCTATATACTGTAACCATAGGAGGTGAGCACATGGAATTTCACGAGGAACTGAAAGCTGCTCGCATTAAAACCGGGCTGACTCAGCAGCAAATAGCCGATAAACTCGGCATCACAAAAAGCACTTATTGTGGATACGAAACTGCAAAACGCAGCCCCGACCCGCAGAGAATAAAACAGCTTGCAAAGGTTCTTCATGTCTCTGCTGATGCACTATTAGATATCAGCATAGAAAAAGAAACCTCCCCCGCCCCGGCGAAAGCCGAGACGAAGGAGGTAAGCGCAGACCAGATCAGAGCGCTTTTCGTTGCCGCCGGTATCATGCCGGACGGCGTAGACCTGACGGACGAGGATTTACGGTTTCTCCGTTCCGTCGCAAAAGCGGTCTCCGCTTGGTTTGAGCAGCGAGACCAGGGCAGCTAACACCTGCTCTGGATTGTCGAACGTATTGAGATAGGCTGCGAGCTTTTCGTAATTTGGATATTTCGTTTCCATTTTGGGGTTCCTGCCTTTCTTAATTCTCTGGTTTTATGATACGCCTGCTTGTCGGGCGTATCAACCAAAACCGTCCGCAAGTTTCGACACAATAATACATCGAGCATCTGTTCGATGTAAGCTCCATTATAAGTGAAGCACAAAATGTGTCCGATTTATGGGACTTGATCGGAAATGCCAGCGTCGGCGAGCTTCTTTTTGAAAAACCGCTCCACGGTTTTCATAAGGTCGTTCGTGCTGGTGTCACAAGTGCCGGTATAAAAGCCGTTGCCTTCGGCGCTGACCAGCGCTTCTTCGGCAAGGCGGATGAGCTTACCGCGCTGATGTTTGGTAAGCGGAAGCGTGTTGACGTAGTGATAGAGTAATTCAATTCTCTTGCGCGTATCTTCATCGCGTTGAACGTAGATTGCGCAGCATTCATCGTGCATCATGGTTTTGCTCCTTTCGAGTGTATGGCGCATGGGGGTCACGTTTCGTTACTCCCCCCATGCTTGCAGTTTCGGACAAAAATGTCCGTAACTGCAACTCGGTCAAAATTGTCCAGGTTCGGTAATTGAGTTAGCCCTGCATGTCTTCCGGCATATCCGTGCCGAGGATTTTGTTGAAGAAATATACCTGTCCCTTGCCGGTAATCTTCGGCGTGCGGCTGATGGTGGTGTGACCGTCCGAGTGGGTAATCACAGTTTCCTTGATCTCGAACAGTCCGAGCTCCATGCTGCGCTGGGTAGGCATATTGTAATCACTGCCCTTGCGCTTGACGAGGTAGCCGTTTTCACGCAGCCATGCGAAGAAGCGCTTGCCGCCCATATCCGCGCCGTTCTGGCGGAGAATTTTTGCAAAGTCGAAAATCAGGATGGACGTTTTGGACACGGTAACGCCCTTTGCAAAATGGACGAGCGGTGCATCGAGCTTCGCCTGTTCGGCAGCGTGGGTAAGCTGCTTGTCCTTTTCCTCAATGGTTTTCTGAGCTACAAGCAGGGCTTTCGCCATCAGTTCTTCGGGACTAAGGGTTTCCTGCCCGGCAATGTAGCCGCCGTTCTTGCGGATAGAGGGAATAACATCGTGCGTAATCCATCGCTTGAACGCTTTGGCCTCCGGCTTGCGAGAGCCGAGAACCAGAGTGTACAGGCCGGGCTCGTTAACCACAGTCTTATTGGGGTTGCCCGGAATACCGTCGGTTAAAACTACGGTATTCCTCTCGTCGTCATCCAGACGAGCAACCGCATCGCGGCTGTTAATGATGTCCAGCGCCTTGCAAACGTCAGCCGCTACGAACCACGGTTCATTCTCAATGTTCAGCGTGCGAACCTCGCCAAATTCAGGGTTAGTAAATGCAATGATTTTGTTATCCATGGGTTAATTCTCCTTTTCTAAAAGTTCGTTAAGGGGTACATTCAAAGCACTTGCGATTTTGCTTGCCATCTCTGCCGAGCAGCTGCGTCCGTTCCGAATGCCGGAAACACTCGAAACGGAAATACTGGCAAGCGTCGCAAGTTCCTTCCCTCGCATGCAGCGTTTAGCCATCGTTGCAGCAAGGTTTACTCGATCAATACGCATATATCCTCCTTTCCAGTTTGCGTTTGCATATGTCGTAATTTGATTATATGTGCGTTTGAACGATATGTCAATATAAATTTGCAATCGCATCAGGTAAGGGGATATTATGACAGTAGGCGAAAGAGTAAAAATAATTGCAGAAAAACAAGGAATATCACTTAAAGAACTTGCTAAACAGGCGAATTTATCGTATAACACAGTTTATTCTATTACGCGACGTGGTAGCGAAAGAGTTGCGCCGGACACCATTTCTCGCCTTGCAAACGCGCTCGGCGTAAATGTGAACGAGCTGACCGCCGATGCTTCAATCCGTGTAAACAGCGCGCCTGAAATGGTAGAGCTACAGCAGAAAGTAGCAGCGGGTCAGGCCACCGAACAAGAGAAACAGGCATGGCTTGAAGCCAATCTTCAAGGCTTGAAGCGTATGCAGCACTCAATCGAGTTCATGCTGTCCGAGCTGGAACAATATGACGAAACAAAAGAAATTGCCCGTCAGTCGCGGCTGATGTCAATGTTCAATCAACTCACCGATGACGGGCAGGAAAAAGCATTGGATTTCCTTGAAATTCTTTTGGGAAATCCGGATTATAAGAAATAAAGGAGGGTTTGGTTATGTTTTGCAAGCAATGCGGCGCGAAGATCGAGGACGAAAACACAAAGTTCTGCCCTATCTGCGGCGTAGATGTAAAATCGGAAACGCCCAAAGCGAAAACCGTAAAGGAACAGCCTGCGAAGGAACAACCCGTAGTTGTTAACGTCACCAACCAGAACACAAACGTTAACTCGCTGGGCATTCCGCAGAAAAGCAAATGGGTTGCATTCTTTTTGTGCTTGTTCTTTGGTTTTCTCGGAGTACATCGTTTCTATACCGGAAAAATTGGAACAGGGCTGATTTGGCTTTTTACGTGCGGTTTGTGTGTGATTGGTTGGATTGCCGATTTAATTTTCATTCTAACCGGATCGTATCGCGACAAAAGCGGTTTTCCGCTGAGATAAAAATAACGCCCACTGGCGGCAACCAGTGAGCGTTAAGCGAGGGTAGTACATTTGAGGAACGTTACTACCCTCTTATTATACGACAAAATAGGAGGAAATTCAACAATGAAAAAGAATGCTGACGGTTATTACCGTGAGACCTTCACGTTCAAGGGCAAACGGTACGACGTAACCGCAAAGACAGAGCGCGAACTCTGGCGGAAAGTCGACGAGAAAAAGCGCCGCCTTGAAGAAGGTGTAGACGTGGTGAACGAGAACACGAGCGTTGATAAGTGGTTTTTCAAATACCTTGAAGCGTACAAAAAAGGCAACGTCTCCGACAAGACCTACCATCAGCTCGAGGCCTACGTCAAGAACTATATCTCTCCTGCAATCGGAAATCGCCGCTTAAAGGACGTGCAGACAATTCACTTGCAGATGATAATGAACGAGTGTGCCGGTAAATCGCAGTCGCAGGCTCGCAAGCTGCGCGACCTTATCCGGCAGGGCTTCAAGCAGGCGCGTATCTCGCGCGTAGTGGCTTTCGACCCGGCAGAGGGTATTGTTATGCCAAAGGTCACAAACGGCACACATCGCGCGATTACAGAGGATGAACGCAAGCATATTTTCAACGTAGCGCGCACGCACCGCGCCGGTCTCTGGGTTGTGTTCATGCTCTATACGGGAGCACGTCCAGAGGAAACCAGGAAAGCGCGATGGGAGGACATCGACTTCAAGGGGCACGTTATCGTGCTGCACAGCGCCAAGACAGACTATGGTGATCGTCGCGTTCCTTGCCCGTATCCGCTGTACAAGCGTCTGAAATGGGTGAAGCAGGACAGCGGCTATCTCTTCACGCAGCCGACCACCGGCCTGCCGCACACCGAAACGTCCATGAAGCAGATGTGGCGCTCGTTTAAGCAGGCGCTTGACCTCGACATGGGCGCGCAGATGGTACGCGGCGCGATCGACCCGGCAACGTCCGTCGTGGCTGACGATCTCACGCCGTACTGTCTGCGGCATACATACGCGACTGATTTGCAGTCCGCCGACGTGCCGATCAACGTTGCAAAGGATTTTCTGGGACACAAGTCAATTACCATGACGTCGCATATTTATACACACCTCTCTGATGAAGCGTTCACGAACGCCTCGTTAAAGGTGCTCAGTTTTGCGACCGAGAGCAGGAAGAAAGCGCAGAAAAAAGTCGTCTCTATCCGTTGATTTTCACTCCCACACTTAGTCCCACATCCTGCACCCGTAAAAACCCCCAAAAAACCGCATTCACAGAAAAACAAAAAAAGCGCCACTTCCCTTGCGACGCTGTAAAAAGTTCAAATAAACAGAGAAAAAGCTCCCAAACCGCAATGTTTAGGAGCTTTTTGTTTGGTGGAAGTTAACGGGCTCGAACCGCTGACCCTCTGCTTGTAAGGCAGAGGACTAAGCGTAAAATATAACGCTATATCTGAAGATTTCGCTATCGTGTTTTAGGGACTCCCACATCCACTCCCACGCTGCTTTGTTTATTGTAACACACTTCCACACCCAACACAAGCAAAAAAGAGAGGGCAGAAGCCCCCTCTTTCTGTCAATGCTTCACGACATATTTGTAATATGCCGCTTCCTTATCCTTTACTGCGTCCTTGTCGTTCAGCCAAAAAGCGCAGGCTGAGTCTGCATAAAAATCAATGCTGCGCATACCGTGCTTTTCGTTTACGGCGCAACGATCAGAGTATTCGGCATTCATTGCAACCCAGAATTCAACTGGGTCACAGTCAAGGCCGCGCTGCTGCATTACCTGCTTGCACTGTTCGAAAGTCCAATGCGGACCGGTCGTGCCATCAGCGTTCTGCATGCTGTGCAGCCACTCTTCTGCCATGCTCTTAGTCATGCGGCCTGCGTTGGCGCTTGCTGCATACCCCATAGAGCGCTCAGAACCGCGCGTCTTGTCCCCTACGAACGAGGTATCACCCATATAAGCGTCATCATCGCGAAAGCCAATAGGGCGCATCTCATCCTCGTAATCGGGGTACTCGTCATACCTCGGCCATGCGACACTGTTCTTGGGCGCAAAGCGTCCGTCAGAATAGCGGCGGTAACTACGCATTTCCGGTTCACCGCCGTGAATGCGCTCGTCATAGTAATCATACGGCTCCATGTTGCCGTAATGATACCGCACGCCGTAATGGTGACGATCTTCGGGATACATCTTGCGAATTCTCCACTCTTCCGGGGATGCATTCTCTTTGCGGCCTCGCTGCATCAGCAGCATCATTGTTCCCCTTCTCATACTGTCACCGCCGTTTCGTTAATCGAGCGCAGCGCGTCAGAGTGCGAGCAGCAGGAATTTCCGAGCATTCGGAAACTGCCGCCGGTTGCCGAAGTGACAACGCGACACAGGTATTTGTGACGGGTGTCCAGATTAAACACGGTAGCCGCCGCGCCGTTGCATTTTAAGAGCGGATACGTTACCGTGCCGTCGCCGATCGTGATGACCACCGGCGCGCCGATGATCGTCGTACTCGGGATGTTCTGCGCGATGACGATACCGTATACGCAGCCGTTCTGGTAATCTCCCGCCGGAATATTTACCGTCAGTACGCCGCTTGTGTAAGTGACCGCCTGTGAGATACGCAGGTTCGGACACAGTTTTTGTACAGGCTTGCAAGCCATAACTATTCCCTCCTGTCAAAGGCAGGGGGATTGCTCCCCCTCCTGAATATCGTATCTCAGCAGCCGCAAGTGTTGCAGCCGCAGCCGGAAAACTGGTAAGGTGCCGGAACCGGGAACGCCGGTACCGGAGCCGGACGCAGAGCGTTTACAAGGTAATTGTTCTGTGCCTCCTGCGAAGCCGCGAACTTCAAGGTCTGGTTTTCGTTCTGAAGCGCCGCGATCTTCTCCGCCTGACGGGTGTTCTCCATCTGGTCGAGGCGTGCGATAATGCGGTCGGTGTCGTTGTGCGCCGTCTGGATGATGTCGCGTGCGTTGGTGGCGGCATTGTAGTTGGTGTCGCAGAAGCCGCGCTCGATCTGGCGCTGCGTATCGCAGCAGCAGGAAGCCATCTGCGTACCGAGTGCGGTCAGGCCCGCAGTAACGCCGTTAAAGCCGTTGTTCATGTTGGTGTTTACGCCGTTAATAAGCTGGGCATTCTGATAGCCGAGCTGGCATACCGAATTGTCTACGCCGTGGAAGCCGTTAGAAACCGCGCTGCCAAGCGTGTTGAAGCCGGTCAGCATACCGTTGTTCATGCTGTAAAAGCCGTTGCACAGGCCGTCCTGAATGCCGAGAACGGAACGGGACAGGTTGTTGAAGTTGAACTCGCTGCACAGGTCAGAACGAGTTACTGCGCCCTGATAGCCTGCGCCGTTGCCGCCGCCGTTGCCCCAGTTGCCCCAGCCGTTACCGCCGAAGATGAGCGGGATAATCAGGAACGCGAAAATCCACGAGCCGTTACCGCCCCCCATGCCGTCATTGCCGCCGCCGTTGTTATCAGAACCAAGAGCGTACCCGGTTGCAAAATCGTTATCCATTTGAAAATCTCCTTTTCAGTTTATTTTGAACGGAGCCGCGCGAACTCCGAACATGACAAATTCACGTCGGTTTTTCGTCAAGACCCGTCCAAACTGAAAAGAAGGTATTTACTTGATCTTCATGCCGAACTGCTGCGCAAACTGATCGAGGTCAATTCCTCGCTCCTTTGCAATGTTCATCGCCATCTGCCGCAGCGCGTCCGGACTTTTCCCCTGCATACTCTGCATCAGCTGACCGACCATCGGATTATTCCCTGTCATCTGATTCAGCATCGTCATAGGGTTTCCGCCGTTCCGCATCAGCTGTAAAACCTGCATCATCGGGTTATTCATCATGCCTCACTACCTCCTAGCTTGTCGCACAAGGTGTTGAACCGTGCTTTCAGCTCGTCAAACTCGCTTCTCGGAACGAACTTTGACAAATCCGTTTCCGAGGGTTTATTTGTTTCCTGCATCTGCACCCGGCTGTATGCCGCGAAATCCGCGCAGCCGGTTTGAAGGTTGAGCTGCTTTGTGTAGATGTATCCGTGCGCTGTGTCCGGCATGATGGTTAAAGCACCTGAAAAATCGGTCTGAACCGCTCTTGCCTCCTCGACGCTTGCCACCGGACGCACAATATGTTGTGGGCACTGTGGCATCTGCACATTCTGTTGTGGATACTGCTGTGGATACTGTGGATAACCGTAAGCCATTATCCGTGCACCTCCGTTTCGTGAAGGGAGCGCTCCTTGTAGGCAAGGTACTCGTCGAGATACTTTGTGTTCCCCGCCTCGCGGTAGTCCTCAGCAATGCGCCGCGCACACTGCTTGTCGTAACCGATACGTTCCAGTCTTTGTTCGTAGCTCATGCTTTATCGCCCCTCTCTATGCGTCTATTATAGCGCATCGAGAGCGCGAAAACCTGTCACAAAACTTTCAGTATTTTCCGTTTGATGTTCCGCAGGCGCCGGTAAACCGTTGCCTCGCTCATATGCAGCGTGTCCGCAATCTGAATAACAGAACGCGCCGTAACTCGTAGATCGAATACGGCGCGTTCCTCGTCTGTAAAATTGCACTCACGCCGGAAGTATTCCACCTCCGGCCTTGTAAATTCCGTTAATTTCATGCGGTATCCCCTCGTTATGGTGTCACCGCATATCTTTCCCCTTGTATAAAAATCGGGTGCGACACACTTTCGCGCTTCGCACCCGATAAAACACACCGTCCCACGTCCTCTACGTCTATACCCTATGTAGGTTCATAAGGCTTCGGGGAGCGCAGGAACAATGCGTTTTTTCAATCCTGATAGGATTATACTATCTTTTGCAGCCGTTGTAAACGGTCGCAACTTACTTAATACTTAGCCGTACAGGTGTGCCCTGTCGTTGATTACGAGAATGCGCATCAGGCTTTCGGTCAGCGCAAGGTTACCGTTTTCGTCGCCCTGCAAAAAACCCTTGTTTACGAGCTTCTTCACGGTTTCCTGTGCCCACTGCGGGCAATCCTTCGGCCTGTTGTAAACCTTCTCCGCCGCGCTCCTGATCTCCTGCTTTGCGATTGCGCGGGTCTGTGCTTCCGTCATATCTTCAACCTCTTTCTCTGTCAGCATGGTTTTGAATTTCTGCCACAACTGCGGATTGCGTACCCACGGTTCGGGGCATTCCTTGTGCGTCACATCGTAGTGACGGCACACGCGGCTGATTGGCACATGGTACTTTGCCATCAGCTCACGGGTCAGCTTTGCGGCACGCTTCATGGTTTCCTCAGGGATAACGTACACGCCGTTGCGGATAACGCTGCACATCTCAATACCAATGGAATTAGCGTTCCGGCAGTCGTTGTAGTAACTGCCGCCGCGTTCTCTGCCGCAATGCCATGCCGTGTCGCTGTCCTTTACGCTCTGGTAAATCTCGTTCGGGTCTACAAAGTAGTGAGCCGACGCTTCCACTACTTCACGTGCGAAATAATCCGCGTTATTCTGTGCGGTGTCGCCGTCGTTCGCCGTAAAGTGCAGAACAATCCAGTGCACGGGAAACTCCCTGCCCTTGCGGTAATTGCCGTCGTTGCACTGCTTAAACGGAATACTCATTTATTCACCCTTCTTTTTCGGTGTGGTGTACGTCAGCGCCTTTTCGCTGTCCGAAAGACCGGCCGTTGTCGGGTCGATAAACACCGACAGCACCGCAAGGCACATGGTAACAAGCTGCACAGGGTTAGAGAGCACCGCCTTGATGCCCTCCCACACAGCCGCCCAACTCGTAAACGTCTGCGGGTCAACGCCAATGGCCGTGATAGCGACCGACACAACGCCCACCCAGAACCAAGGATTACGCACTCGTACTTTGATGTTCATGTTCATAAATATGCTCCTTTTCCAAGTCCTCGATGCGATGATTCGCAACACGGATTCGCTCGTCAAGCACAGTAACGTCCTGCTGTAACTTGTATGTTTTTTCAACAAGGTTATTGTGCTTCTCGACTTTCTTTTCTAATTGCTCAATGCGGTAGTTGGAAAGATTGCTGCTCAGCGCAATGCCGCCCAGCGTTCCCACCAAAGTACCGACCAGCGACAGAGCCGCTGTGATAACTTCAGCGGGCATACCCCACCTGCTTTCTGTTGTACTTCTGCGTGAGATACAGCTCCGTAATCCTGTATTTGCGCACCGCCTCGCGGATTTCTGCAAAGTCCTCACGCTGTCTGATGTGCTTCGGAAAAAACTCATCGACGATCATGTTCGGTGCAGCGGTGTTTTCTGCGTCCTTCATGTTACTCCTCCTGCTTCAGCATTTCGGTCAGCGTGTTGTACTCGCTTTCGGTGAGCTTGCCTGCTGCAAAAAAGATGTCGATCTTGTCTGCAAGGCCGTCGGTATGGTTCTTCTCGATCATGCGCTTCAAAGTACGAAATAACATTGTGTTTGCTCCTTTCATTCGTTGAGACCCAGTTCAAGCAGGGTTAACCTGTATTCGTGGTCTACCATCATAGCGTTTGTGTCGTCCTCTGCGGTTGGCTCGGGTTTAGGTAACGCCGCCTTGTCCGCCTCGATTTCCTCGGCAGTGCGCTCTACGACCTTGCCGTCTACGAGCTTATAGCGCAGAACCGCGCCGTCGTAGAGCGGCTTATCGAGATAATGGCTCTGCGCAAGCGCAAAGTCGTCTCCGTATCCTTCATCGATTTTGATCCAACCGGTAAGATCTGCCGGGAGGGAATACTCTCCCTCAAGCCGCAAAACACGACCGGTCTCGTCCGTCTGGACGTAAACACGGGATTTTGGGGTTTGCATAGTGTGTCACCTCCTTATAGGTCGGCGGAAATGTCCATAGACGAACTATGCCATGTCACTGGTGTGCCTGTTATTAAAGCGTTAGCAGAATTGTGCAAATCAATTGCGAATCCATTTGGATGAATGCCTTTCGCTTCAAAACCCGTTACGGTTTTAGCTCCGTTAATTGTTTGAATCTCACCATTGGTTGTTAGCTTGATAACAGGGTTTGCCCTCATTGTAGTTGGCAATGAGACAAAAAAGTTAGCAATGCTACTGTTATACGTCCATCCATAACCGTATGCATTGGTGAGCCTTACAAAATACCTCTGACATCTCCTCAACTGCTCCCCGTAATCGGGGATTTCGTTGAGCACCCACTTGTCGCCTTCCTCGTGCGCAAGGGTCTGCGTGTCGCCAAGTTCGAGTTTGGCGGCGAGGATGTCAAGCGACCCGTGCTCTTCACTGTCATCAACATAAAACAGTATAGATAGCTTTTCAGGCACATTATCCCTAATTGTCGCTGTACCTGTAACAAGCTCCCAGTCGCTGCTCGTGAAATTGTGTCTAAAGTGCAACTCATATTCCGTGTCATTAGACAAATCGTAAAGCATAATTCTGCACATTTTTCTGGGTGCGCTCTTTGCAAGTGCCGAAAAGGTAATCGTATTTCCTGCCAAATAAAATCCTTCAATCGTTTGTTGAAGCCTCGTGTACGTACCGCTCGAAGTGCATTTGATGTAGCCTCCCATAACCTGAACGGTTATTTGTTCAGCATACCACCTATCAATCGTATATCCGCTACTCGTATACTCCGTCTGCCCTCTCTGGTTCACCGGTCTGCCGAAGTACCAGTTGTCGAACAGGTTCGGGTTGACACCGCCGCCGGATGCTGTCAGTGCTTCGGAAACAGGCGTGGGGTCTGTCGCGCTAACCGGAATGGTATCGCCTCGAATTTCGAGCTTTTTTCGCAGTTCAGCAGGCGTATCCGCGCCGGAGATAATCTGTGCAGCGCGTAAAGCTGCGTCGATTTCTTCGCCGCTAAACTGTGATGTATAAGCATCAGGCATTACACAACCACCTTTCTTGTGAATTTCTCATTAAAGCCTTTGCCGTCACGGGTGATAAACCGTCCGGAAGAGCTTGCGCGGTATACGCGGTAATAGATGAGCACGCAGCCGGGTGCACCGTCGCCACCGTTGGAGCCGTTGCCGCCGTCTCCACCTTGGTGTTCCCAAGTAGAAGCTGCTTCGGTGGCGCCTGCACCGCCGCCACCGCCACCGCCATGGCCGCCGGTTCCGCCATTGCCGTAAGTGCTCGGAACGCTTGGTATTATGGTTGCGTTACCGCCATTACCGCCGTCTCCATTGTACGCTAACCAACCGTAACCGCTGTAACTGCTTGTTTCGAAGCGCGTCCATCTAATGTGGCCTTCTTGACCGTCTGCGCCGTTTTCTCCCATGGCAGCACCGCCGCCACCGCCACCGCCAGAAAAGCCATGAACTTTTGTGCTGCTTGTAGCGCCCTGGCTAAATGCTCCCTTGCCGCCCTCATAGCTTAAAATGCTTTCTCCGTCCTGACCATATTTGAATGGCGGATACGTACCACCGTCGCCGCCGTCAGCGCCCTTAACACCGCTATCTCCCGTTTGCGCATAAGTCTGACCGTTTACGGGGTCTACAAAGCCGATGTTGGACGATGAACCATTGTCAGAAGATAAAGATCCGAACTTTGTTTGTACGCCAGATGCGCCAGCCACACTTCCGTCTGCTGAATACACACCACCTGCGCCGCCTATGCCGATTTGCACTGCAAAACTCGCGCCGGGAGTAACATTCATTTCGGCGCTGTAAATCTTACCTCCTGTGCCGCCTGCGCCTGCTGCGCCACCCTTTGCGCCTGCCGGATTGACAGTTAAGCCGCTTTTACCTGCGTCGCTGCCCTTGCATCCGCTCGAACCGCCAGACCCTCCCCCAATCAGCACTACACGAATACTCGTCACATTCTCCGGCACAGCCCACGTTCCATCTTTGGTCAGAACTTCTACCGTGTCGTAATATTCCTGTACACCAATATCCGGCGGGAAATAGTCAATCAGCACGCTTTCCTCTGCTGCAAGTTTACCGGATACCGTAATATCCGCGCTTTCAATGCAGCCGGAGACTGTACCGCCGTAAGGATGCGCAATCTTCACTACATCACCGGGGGTTTCGCGCTTAGTTGCGATTTTGTAATTGATACGTTCGTTGTGGCTGTAATACTCGGCAAGGCGTTCTGCGACTGCCGTTGCATTTACGAGAGATACGAGCGTTGCGTTCTCTACCTTAACCGTATTGTCGGACTGCGTAACGAGTTCGCGTGTTTTCGGTTTAATCTGCTGCATTACCTGCCGGGTAACGTGCGTGTACTTCTTGCCCGTCAGCACGCCCGAACCTGCCGAAACCGTTGCCCAATTTGCACCGCTTGCAAGAATGGAAAAGCCGGATGCCGCGAGGTCGTAGCACGGTTCGTCGAAAGTGATTTTGTCGCCTGCCGACGTTGTTCCCTTGAAAAGCTCTGTCGTTTCCGTTGCGCTCTGCGAATAGGCGTGTTCGGTCACGATTACCTCAGTAACAGGCGTTGCGTAATCAACCGTACCGCTTGCGTAGATTTCGCCTGCGTCGATTGCGCTCGCCTCGCCGCTCCACAGACCTTCAATGCGAATTGCACCGTCAAAGTCAACCTTGAACGTTGCGCCAATCGCGAAAAGCACCTGCGTGAGGTTTTCACGCCGTGTTGCGATAGGAAGCCAACCGTAGAGCTTGATGTTCTGCAAGTTCGTTTTGACGTAAACCGTCAGCGGACTGCAAATGTCCTCGCAAACCTCTTTTACGGTTTCACCTGTGTAAATGCCGCCGTCATGGTAGGTCTCGTCAAGCAGACCGACGGTCGAAGTGCAGGCGAAATGATAGGTGTTGATGGATGTTCGACTGATTTTCTGCACGTAGAAAATGCCCATCTGTTCATCATCATGGAAGAAGATCAAAGGCGTGTTGCGGATGAAATCGGTCAGGCTTGTATCGTCGCTGTCGATGTCAAAGCCGAATGTGTCAATTTCCTGCGACGCAGCAATCAGGGAACGTGCTTGATACAAGTTCCCCGATGTAACGTCTGTCGCCGAAAATTCTTTGTCCAGGTAAATGATTTTGTTTGTTCCCATGTGTCACGTCCTCTGCGGTGCCATCGCGATAAACTGGAAGGTCAGACCGTTCCAGTACGACTCTTTGTCTGTCTTTACGATAAGATTGTCCTGTCCGGAGGTCACGTAGGCGTTAAACGTGAGCGTTTTCTGCCCGTAAGGTAAAACTACCTTGTGACTGTCCTCCGGTGCGCTCAGGACTTCATACAGCGCGTCGTAGTCGGCATATTTACCGACTACGGGCCGAATTGTCATCTCATAGTTATAAAACGTGCCGATAATATCGCGTATCATGCGGCCGCTTAAAGCACGTTCCGCGTTCTCGCCATCGAGTACTTGAAAACTGCGCTTCAAGCCGGTGACAAAAACGTTATAGTTTTTTCCGTCTACAGAAAGTAACATTTATGCACCACCTGTCACAAGGTTTACGCCGCGGCGGCGTGTTTCGCTGCTGTTATACGCATTGGTAATGCGCGCGAACTTCGTACCGTCAATATACAGATTGATCGGCGCGTTGTTATTGCCCGTACCGCCGCGCGCGTCCAGAGCTTTATTGAAAGCGTCGATCATGGTAGACAACGGAGTTTCGACGTTCACGCCGCTCCTCTGGTCGCCCAGCAGCGCAAGAAACTGATTGTTCGGCGAGATTACCGCGCCGTTTGCCAGTGCCGGAACGTTCAGCGTCGGCATAGAGGCGTTAAGCGCAAAGGTGCTTGTTCCAGAGAACGCGCCGATAAGCGAGGAAATGCCGCTGCCGATACCGTTTCCGACCTTTCCGATGAGGCCAATAACATATGCGAGCGCGTCGCCAAGCGCGGTAATTGCCTGCGTTGCGAGCTCGATTGCACCGATTACCGCAGAGCCGATAAAACTGATGATCGGCTTTACAACCTTCCAAATCTGCTGTAATACGGGGGCGAGCGCTTCGCATACCTTTGCAATGGCCTGCAATGCCGCCGTGAGCAGGTCGAGCACCGCCGGGGCAGCCTTTTCGATAGTCCACTTGCTGAACGGCAGGAGGACGTTCTCATACGCCCACGACAGGCCGTTCATGATAATATCTACAAGCGGTTCAATCGCCGCCAATAGATTGCGGAACGCCGTCATTAGCGGTTCAAAGTTGAGTCCGCTTGCCCAGTTCGCCCAGGACTGCGACATTCTGTCAATGCCTGCAAGCACATCGTCGATGATTTTAAGGATGCTTGTCCAAATCGCGACGCCGTTACCGTTGTACTCCCATGCGGATTGCAGGTTTTCGGCAATGGACTTAATCGCGGTGATAATGTTCGTGATGATCGAGAGGATGTGCGCAAAGATACTTTGTCCCAGTCCACCCTGCGTCCACGCCGTGATAAACGCCTGTCCGATGGAGTTAATAAGGTTCACGACCGCCGTAATCATCTGCATCAGCGCGCTTAACAGTCGCTCGCCTGCATTGCCGTCGTTCCACGCAGCGATAAAAGCCTGTCCGATTGCCGTAACAGCTTGAACAACGGTATTGATGAGGTTCATAATGCTTTGCAGCATTTGCTCTCCTACGTTGCCGGTATTCCATGCGTTCGTAAACGCGGTTGCAATCGAGGCAATCAGCTCGAGTAACATTTGCAGCAGGAATTGCAGATTGTTCAGTGTTTCAACGCCCGTTCCGTTGTTCCAGACGTTCATAAACGACTGACCGATAGCGGAAACCATGTCTTTCAGCGCAGAAAGAGCTTTCTTTGCGCTGTCAATGGTCTGCTGTCCGTACTGCGCCCACGACTCCTGAAACGTTTTCCAGAAATCCGTGATCCACTGCGGCATCTGGTTTTCCGCCGCAGAAAAGTCAGTATCAAACTTCGGCTTGCTCGGGTCATCGGTCTTGTTCGAGTCCTCGGTCTTGTTCGTGAGCTTCTGCACTGTATCAAACGACGCAAGAGCCTTTTCGGCTTTCTTTGTCGCCTTTGTGGTGTCGTTTGTTGCGTCTACCTGTTCCTCAAGCGCTTTAGCGTTGTCCTGCGCTTTCTGCGCCGTCGTTCCGAACACCGAGGCGGTAAACTGTGCCATCTGCGCCGTTACCTGTGCAAGCGCCTGCATCAGTTTGTTCAGCCATGGCAAAATCGCCTCGTAGATCGGCTGAAAAGCCGTTAACAGATTGCTTTTTACTTGGCCGAAAGACTTTGCAAACGTCTTGTTGGCAAGAAGTGCGCTTCCCAGACGGTTTGTCAATGCCGTCAGCGCTTTGGAAATCAAATTGAAAAAGAGCGCACCGGCAACAATGGATTTCAGACGAGTACCGAAAGAATGAACGACGTTACCTGCCTTTTTCATCGAATTCGCCGAGGACTTGCCGAAACTCGAAAACTTTGCTTTGAGCTTGTCTACAGCCTTGCCGAGGGCGTTTCCGATGGAGTCTTTGAGCATGCCGAACGTTGTTTTAACGCCGCTCCCCAGTTCAGAAAGCACGCGCTTAACCTTCGCAAATTTCGAGGTTGTCTGATTTGCGAAATCGCCCATTGCAGCTTTGGCCTGCGCAAACCCTGCCTGCATGGTCTCAAGTTTCGCCTGCTCATTGCTGAGACCGGATGCGATGTTCTGCCCTTCGGGGCTCATACGCGACGCTTCGGAAGCCTCTGCAAGTTGCTGCTTGAGCATTGCCGCCTTGTCGTCTGCGTTTCGCAGCGCTTCGGCGAGCTTGTCGGACTCCGCTACAAGATTGTTCAGTTTTTGCGCCGACTCCGAAAATTCCTCCTGCGGAATTTCGCCCGTTGCCGCCTGCTTGAGTTTTGTATTATAGTCAGCCTGTGCCTTGACGATTTCCGCGTTAACTTCCTCAAGTCGCCCGGATAACCGTTCTGCCTCTTTGGATGTAGCGGCAAGGTCGGCTTTCATCTTCAAGCCTTTCGTACCGCCAGCGGCGACCTTTTCCCACTGCGCGGCGAGCTTGTTCACCTTCGCGGTTTGCTTGTCGATGGCGGCTGACTGCTTTTCAATGTCTTTCGACATCTGTTCAAGCTGTTTCTTTGCCTGCTCGTCACTGATTGTTGCTTCAATTCGGATAGAGCCGTCCGCCATTTATTCACCGCCTTTCTATTTGATCTGCGCCCAGAATGCGTCTACTACTTCCTTCTCTTCCTCAGAAAGTGCAGGCGTGGGCGTAAGATTACGTTTGAGTCGTTCGTAGTCCTGCCGCTGCTTGCCCTTCATCTTGCTTGTGTCCGTGCCTCTGATCTGGATTGCATGAGAGATAGCAGAGTCCCCGTCAAGGCTTTCCATCATCGCCATAAATTCAAACCAGTGCAAATTGATCTTGTGCAGTTCAATCCCGAACGTCTGCCGGAACGACGCATACAGCCGTGCGGCGTCATAGTCGAACCACAGCAGCCGTTTACCGCCCGGTTCGATTTCTTTGTCGTCACCGCATTGAATGAACCACTGTAGGCCTTCTATAGCCACGTCAAGGGGCGGCATCCCTGCTCCGAAAAGCAGGGACAGCGCCACCATTACGCGGTCATTCTCGTTCAGCTCCGGGTCATCGAGCGCAAGGGAAATCTGAATGCCGATGCGGTAATCCGTGCGGATGAGATAGCCCTTGTAATCGCTCGGCAGGCGGTCGAGCAGCATGTTAAACACTGCCGACACGCTCCGAACTGTACTTGTTCATGTTCGCTACGCGCTTCTGTGCGTGCGCGTCTACGATCGGGACGAGCTGAGAGAAAAAGTCTAAGAACTGGTCAGAGGACGGAAGCACCGCGCCGAAAACCTTCTTGCAGGTATTCTCGCCGATGAGCGCGTCCGTTTTGTCGCGAATTTCCTTGTCAAATTCAACAACGGCGTCAATCGCGCCCATAACGTCGTCGTCCTTTGCGGAAATGGCATCTGCCTTATCCTTGAGCTCGTTCAGCAGTTTGAAAAAGCCCTGAATAAAGCTGTCGTCCGAGAGGGGAAGCGAAATTGTTTCCCCTGCATCGTTTACCTCGATGATCTTAACGCCACTGTTTACGCGGATACTTTCCATTTCTTATTTCCTCCTTAAACTGCTACGTCAGCAGTGAATACCGGCTCGCCATCGGTGATCTTTACGGTACCGGGGATGGGGTCGCCGACATAGTTGATCGTGAATTCCTGCGTCGGGGTTGCGTCGCCATCGCCGCCGTAGCTGTCGAGTTGAATAGCGACCGCCTGCACCTCTGCAACGTAAGTTGCGCTAGCGCCATCTCCGGTAACGTCCCACAGGTCGACATTCAGCATCCATGCGTGCGCATCGGCCAGAATTGCGCGTGCGCGGCGCTTCTTGGTGATGAACGTGTATACCGGGTCGCCCTTTGTGCACTGCTGCGATACGGACATATTCGGCTGATAGCCGGTCAGCTCCGTAGTCGCAGAGGACGAAATAATATCCTGCTCAGTCTCGGTCTGTGCGCCGAAATCAATAGCAGCACTCGTTACGTTCTTGCCTACGCGCGCCCACTTTGCGCCGGAATACTCGCCCATCTTGTCGGAAGTATCCAGGAAGTGTGCGATAAGGGAACGTTTTACCTTTTCAGTAGTTGCCATTTGTTACACCTCTACTTCATATTTCATGGTCATGAGAATTTGATAATCCTCAGTTAAATCTTCATAGCGTGCTACAAGAGCCGCCGGAGTAATACGCTCGACATCCGTTACCGTCATGCCCTCCCCCAGTTTTGGGGGGTGTTCTTCTGCCCATGCGCCCACTTCATTCAGCAGCGTTTCCACATCGAGACGTTCGCCGCTGCTTGTCGGCAGAGCACGGTACATAATGCCGAATTGGTATTGCGCGGAATAACTTCCATCCACGTACTGAGCCGTTTTGAAAGCGCCTGAAACAGATGTGAGCATCATTCCAGAGCGTTCAGGGGGAAGATATTCAAACTCGATGTCAGGAACATGCCCTTGCAGCCATAAAAGAACGGCGCGTGAGACTGTATCTTGCTCACGCACCGTTAATACATTTACCTTTTCAGCCATCGCTCAGTATCTTTCGCACTCCTTCCCTCCAGTGTTCCTCGTTCACCGCGCGGCTTGCCTCAAACCAGTGCGATTGTGCGTGTTTGTGCATCGCCTTACTGTATTTAAGGTCGCGCTCGGTCAACACCTTACGCACGCCCTTAGGCGCGAACGTGCTTCCTGTAGCCGGGTCAATCATCACCTTGCCGTAATACTGAAAACGTGCATACGGCGAGGCATACACGATGGTATGCCCATGCCGCTGTACGTTCATCGCCAGTACACCGGTTCGCGCCGGAACAAACGGGTCGGTATCCTTGATGATCTCCTCAACAAGCCACGTGTTCGCCTTTTCCACGCGCCTATCAAGCACGTTGTTGGGCAGGTGCAGCTTCATAGAGTAGCGTATCATCGGCCGCCCACCTCCAAATGCTGCAATCCGCCGTAATCATACAGAGAGACGCTTGTAACGCGGTATGTCTCGTACTTCTCACGGCATTTCTGGTAACTGCCTGCATCCGGCACATCGCCGCACGCAAAATAGTCCTTTTCAGGGCTGATGATCTGCGTAAACGGTAAAGGGATATGCAGCGTTACACTGTCTGCGCTGTTCTGTGCGGTTTTCGTTACGCTCGTGCCTCTGGTGCTTTCAAGCAAAACGCCCGTCAGAACAGTTCGGCCAGACGGCTGAAACAACGTTACAGTGTGGGGCAGTCGCATCCGCAGCACCTCCCACCTCGGTACAGCATTCCGGTATTTGCAAGATACATTTCCGCAGCAGCTTTGAGCTGTGCCTTTGCCTCCTGCATTGCCTCCGTGCCGCTGCGATAGCTTACAGACCAAGAGCCAACGCTCTCGCTCTGTTTCTCCTGCTCGGCAGATGCCGCGCGAGTTTGGAGCGTATCAATCACTTGATACTGCTCCGCGACCGCACAGCACGCCATCTTTGCAGGCTCGCTATCGTCAATTCTTCCGCGCGTAAGATAGGTAAGATATGCTACTGCGCGGCTTTCAAGGCGCGGAAACTCATCCTCGGCAATCTGGTTGCCGAGGTACGTATCCTTGTAATATGCATAATCTACCATTTGCGTTTGCTCCTTACGAAAGGGTTACGGATGCGGTGCCGCTCTTGCTTGCGTCCTGCTTCGACTCAGCAGTTACCGTGAGGCTCGATGCAGTCTCCGCCTTGTCAACGGTCAGCAGGCCGTCTTCGGTGATCTTGGTGTTAGCCTTTGCGCCGCCGGAAACGCTCCACGATACGCTGTCGGAAACAATGCCGTTGCCGGTTACAGTCGCAGTAAACAGCTTGGAACCGCCCGCCGCAAGGCTTGCAGTCGCCGGAGTTACCTTTACAGTGGAAACAGTGCCGCCGTTGCCGTAAACGGAGAACGGGAACGGGTTTTCCATGTCCGCATTAAATGCAGTTACCGGGTTTGCGATCTCCCAGCCGAGGCGCATAACCGCGCGCAGCGCAACCATGTCGTTCTGCATGAGGTTGTACTGGATTGCCTTGGTAGACGGATCCTGAATAACGCCCTCGGTGAAGATCTTGAACGTGATGTCTTGACGGATGGCGTAAACGAGCTGCGACCAGTCGCCGACAATCATCTTTGCGAGCGTCGGGTCAAACGCGCCGTTGTTCGGGAAATACATATCCATGCCGTCCAGAGCGTAGCGAGACGCGCCCTGCATGTCAGTCTTAAAGATCGGCTGACCGGTGGTATCTACCAGACCGCGCAGCTTGCCGCGCATCTGTACGGCGGATACAACGCCGTTCGGGCTGTAGCCGTCCAGTTCAACCTTTGCGATAAGGCCGTTCTCGCCCATGATGTCGCCGAAAGTGTCGGTAGAGGTCGGAACGCCGTTGCCTGCTGCAATCGCAGACGGGACAACGCCATCACGCCACGTGGTCGGCTTGTCAGCGCCGAACAGGATTGCGGCGTCAATCTTCTTGCCGAACGCCTCGACCAAACGCGGACGAACTTCACCCCAGATGTCGTAATCCGCATCATCCAGAACTGCCTCCGGGATGGGGACGATTACCGCGATTTCCTCGGCGTAAATCTTCTTCTTGTCCCATGCCATCTTGGTCGTCTGCTTGTACGCTGCGGAGTCAGCCGCGCCAGTGCCGGAAACCTCGCCGTTTACCCAGTAAGCGGTCGGCAGCATATCCAGAACGTTCATGGTCTGGGTCTTGCTGGTCATGTTCGGCAGGCGGCGAGCCATACGCAGCACTGCCGACTCTGCAACAGCGCCCTGAAGGATTTCACGAGTTACCGGCTCCGGGATGAGGCCGGAAAGGGAATTGCGGTCAATTACGTTATTTGCCATTGTTAAAAGCTCCTTTTCTTACTTAATTGCCCCACGGATAAGCGCGTTCATCGCTGCATTGGGGGCGTTTTTCTGGTTGCCATCGCCAACAGGCGCAGTCCAATCAAACGAGGTTCGCGGCCGACGTTCCTGCGCGATTGCATCCACTGCCTGTTCAAAGGTGGTCTTGTCATCTACCATCTTCGCAGCCTTGAACGCGATAAATTCCGCCTCGTCACCGGTAAAACCCTTGGACGAAACGTATTTTTCATGCTCAAGCTGTTCGATCTTCGCGTTCGCCGTCGAAAGGTTGCTTACTGCGGCGTCGCGCTCCTTGGTGATATTGTTCATTCTGTCCTGCTCGGTCTGCTGGCTGTCTTTCCACGTGCGGAATGCGGTCAGCTCTTCCTCGCTGGGCATTTTCTTCCGTTCACGCTCAAGGCGAGACTGGATCATCTTATCTACGTCCGCCTGACTGAACGTCTTTTCCTGCTGTGCAGCAGTGTTGTTTTCCGCGCCCGGCGCGTTGGTGTTGGTAGCGTTGTTTTCCATTGTGGTCTCCTTGTTTAACGTCCTGTCGGACAATTTGGCAATAAAAAAGCACCGTGTTTCCACGATGCCAATTATTCAATTACTTTCATGCGGTTGGTCTGCGTCGGCAGGCTCGCCGCCCGGCTGAATTCGCGATATTCTTTCTTCAATCGGCGAATGCGGATTCCTGTTTGCTCTTCCTTGCCCGTCATTCCTGCGGCGTTGTACGCGGCTCTGCGGCGCTCCAGTTTGCGCACTGTGCGTTCCATCTTGCGTTGCATTTGCGTTGCTTCATAGGCGCTGTACGTGCGTCCCTCGAACTCCACAGGAGGTGGGTCGATGTTCGCAAGCTCGTCGTCTGTGTAGACGCGCTCAGAAACGCCCTCTAAAAACGCATGCCGATGATGCCTACAGTTAGCGCCCTCCAGACCGTCAACAGCACCCAATCCACAAACCTTGTAAATATTCGGGTATTTGCTGCCGTCTTTCGTGCTGTAGACCTTGCCTTGCCATGCCTTGTGGTTCTTCCATCCTGTGCCTTTATCACGCGCGCCGCGATGGGCGGTGATTTCGTACAGGTCAGTTTCCAGTGTTTCCGCAGCCGTTTCCGTGTATTTCGAGGTGAGCTGATTTAGCCCCGTGAAAATAGCTCTGCGCGCTGCAACGTCTGCGTGGTCTCTGTGCCCTGTCGCATAGTCAATCGTGTATATGCCGCTGTCTGCAAGCTCTCTAACTGCATCCTCAAGTGACTGCTGCAACGTAAACGCGCCGGACTGCATTTTCACTTCCGCTTTGTCAAGGGCGGCTTGATACGCCTTTGCAATAGGCTGAAATGTAACCTTTCCGTTTGTTTGCAGTGCAAAACCGAGAGAGCGTGTAATGTTGCGGTATCCGTCAAGCGTCTGTGCCTGTATCTGTGCAATATCCTCCGCAGTTACCCAGAAAAGTGGCTCTGTGATGCTCGCTTTGCTTGCAAGCTCGTTGTAATACTTCTGATTGTATTCAACAACACGGTCAAGTGCTTCCTGCACCTGTGGCAGCGTCTCTTTGCTGTGCTTTGCAATCATTCGTTCGATGGTCTCCATATCCAGACCACGCGCACGTAACGTGCGAATGTCGTTTATGGTGACTTCGTTCAGCTCGCCGGTCAGCTTAAAGCGTGAACATATCTCGCGCAAGATGTCCTTTTCGAGCTCTCGCATTGCAATCGCAATCGGTTCGGGCGCTGCGTCGAGGTATTCCGGTGTGATTGGATACTTCATTCAATCTCATCTTCCCCCTCGTCCGTCATGTCCTGTGCTTTCGGCAGCATTTTCTTCGCCGTCTCATCATCTTCATTGAGCCACTTAGCGCGGAATTCCCAGTCGTTCATAATGCCTGCGTTAAGCAGCTGCATGTCTCGCGTGAAGTCCGTGCCCTTATCCTCGATGATGCTGTCATCAAAGTCAATGCTGATTTCCACATCTTCATTCAGCCCGGCGTTCATTGCATCATTTCCGAGTCGCAGAATAATGCGGCACAGCTCGACAAGTGCCTGCTCAAGGATGATTTCATGCTTCTTGATCGTGCGGAACATGGTGCTGTTTTCGCTGATTACCTGCGTGGCGGTTGCAACGCTTGCGCCGTCGAAGTGATAATAGCTCTCGCCGAAACCTGTCTTGGTTGACAGTAGGTTCAGCTGATCTTGAATGCCCCGGTTATGCTCACTGGTTCGCAGCGACATGTCGATAGGCTCAATTACATTGCCGTCCTGCGTATCCTCCGGCAGCACATAATATGCGAGCTCGTCCGGGTCAAACACCGGCTCGCCGTCAAGGTAATTCGTCGCAGCTGGCTTTACCATGATGCGCTTTTTGCCGAGCAGGAACTCGTTTACATAGCTGTCATATGCGATATCAACGCCTTTCAGAACGTCAATCGCGTTTGCATAGACCGGAATGCCGAGCGGAATGTAATAGTCAAAGTTGTTCGCGATGTTCAAACGATCAATCACAAACTGCCGTTTGTTCGAACCAGTATGCACAACAGGAGGGATTTTCTCAAACCCCGGCACGTTCGCAAGGCTTTCTTCGGACAAACTTTCATTTGTGATTTTGAAAATGCGGTTTTCGATGTCGTAAAAGCCGTTTTCATTTCGCTTGTGGATTTGCAGATAGCAGTAATCCTCGCCTTTCACGGTGGTTCTGCTGTCGAACGCGCATTCCATGATAACGCCGTTCTGCCATGCCAGAGGGAAAATGTGCTCTACAGTCACATAATCAATCTGAATGCCGTTTGCTGCGCCCACAATAGGCTGTCCGCCGTCCGACACTGCACCGACAACACGCGGAATGTATGCGACCGTACCCAGTGCAGACTTCATTTCCTGCATCTCGTTCGCCTTTACCTCGAAGTTGTTCTCTTCAAAGATGCGGTCGACGAACGCCTGTTCTTTCTCGCCCTCCAAGGTGATCTTCACCTTTTCGTTCATAAGCAGGTTCGCCCAGTCCTCGGCTAACTTCTTCGCCATACCGAGCGTATATCGCTTGCAATGCACGGTTCGGCCGCAGTTCCGCACCTTGTAATGGTGGAATGACTTCACATCACCCACATACCAGCTGCGCCACTCCGCAACCTTACCGTAAAACTCGGGGGCGATTGTGTTATAGCCGAGCTCTTTCAGTTTTTCAATGATCGTCAAGCAATCACTCCCATTCTTCTGTAAACGCGCTCAAGGGCGTATCTCGTGGCGTCAATCAGATGGTTTTTTTCATCTGGATAGCCGCTGATGATCTCACCGTCCTTGTCGCGCTCATACTCATAGTTCACAAACTCATCATAGGCGTGCGGCGTTCGCTTGCGGTCGATGACAAGTGTCCTGCGCTGTAGCCACTTCATGCCGTACTCGACACTGCCGGGACCCCTCACGGCCTCTTTGGCGGGCAGTCGCATAGCGCGGTAGTCTGCAACGCTTTTTGGCTCTGCACTGTCGCAGGTGATAAACGTATCATTATAGCCGCGCTCCATGATAATACCGGCGCTTTCCTCGTTACTCAGCTTGTTTTTGTATATCTCATCGATAAAATACACCGTCTCCCGCGCCCTGTCGTAGTGGACGCGGATAAAAGCGAACGGGTCGGGGAACCATCCCCAGTCAGCGCCTTGATAGATATGATCGAACGTTGCCACCTCATCATCTGTGATTTCTCGCAGTTCAAGGTTTTCAAAGACGTTGCCTCCCGTGCCGACCGGAATTCCGAGGTATTCATGCTGATACGCTCGCTCGTTCGTCAGTTTTAGGTGCTCCGCCTCATAAATAAGCTGATCGCCTAACCACTCGCGCGGCGCTTCAAGATACGTGCTGCGGTGGCAGAGACGGTCAGGGCGTTCTTCTAAACTGTCCTTGTTCGCCCAGTTGTCGCGGCTGATCGGAGGGTTATAACTCTCAAAGTTCCAATACTTATCACCGCCGCGCATTGTAGACTGCAAGATCGTTCGGATTTCCGCGCGTCCTGCGAACTGGTCTTTCTCCTCGAAATGCGTAACAGCAATATAACCAAACGGAACCTTGATTGACTTGAGCTTCATCGGGTCATCAGCGCCGCGAAACATGATTTTCTGTCCGGTCGGGCGATATATCAGCTCCATCGGCGAGACCTTCGCTTCCCAGTAGTCAGCCATACCCAGCTCACCAAGTGCCCATACATACTGTGCGTATACACTATCGCGGATGGTGTTTCCAACCTTGCGTAACACAAGCGCATGCGTTCCGGGGTTGTGGATAAGCAGCAGCGGAACGACAATCGACACAAACGACGATTTCAGCGAGCCACGGCCGCCGCTCTCATCGTAATGCGTGTGACCATGTGCAAACACATCGTGCGCAACGGCGTAAAATGCCGGTCCGATGATCTGCGAGAGCTTCACCTCAGACATCGATAATCACCTTCACGCCTTCGCTTTCGATTTTTTTCTCTACTGTGTCACGCTGTCCGAGGTACTGCTTGCCCAACCAGATAAGCATCTGGATGTTACCGCCACGAGCAGCGTTAAACTGCCAATGGCGCAAGCTGAGCTTCATTTCTGCTACGCCCTTATAGTATGCTTCGGTTACATCGTCGCGGTTACTGAACGTCGATCGTGAAAAGTCCAAAGCCTTTGCAATTTCTTCTTGTGTATTGCCCTCACTTGCAAGCTCTTGCACCGCTTTGAGGTCAATCACTTTCTTTTTCCGTCCCATGTGCTACCTCCTTTCTTTTCCCAAAAAAACCGGCTGAGAATCATTTCCCAACCGTTGGACTTTTGAGTTTTGGTGTTTAGGTCGAGGGCGAACGAGCGCCACGAGCGCCAGCAGCGCGACGGCCTACCGCAACACTGCGGCGGCGATTTCTGGTTCTGCCGAAATTGGCAAGCCTGCCGCTAACATAACCAGCACCCACGCTTTACACCTCCTCTCCGTCATTTTTGCTCATCTATGAGCCTGCCCAAGTATTCTTTTGAGCCTTTGCCGATACGCGCAAACCGCAAATCCTCGGTTTTAACCGGTCTTTTCACTGCTCGCGCGAATTCTTTTCCTTCGATATACTTCAAATCGCCGTCAAACTCCAGAGACTCCAAAAATTCCTCTTTCTGTGCACGGCTGGTAAAGCAAATGCAGCACCAGTATTCCGTATCGCACATATCACGGAATCGCTTGTTCTCGGCGCCCATGCGCTCACGGAAACTCTTTTCTACGCCCCCCAGCTCATCGAGGCACTCGCTTTCAAGCTGCTCTAATTCGATGTGATTGTCCTTTTCTTCTTTCTTCGGCTTATCGTCATTCCAGTATCCCACTGCGCAAGGTGTACGAGATCGGCAAAGCCGCAGCCGCACAGGTTGAGGACGGCGGCACCTGTAATTTCGACGCGCCATCAATCTCGCTCCCGCGCTGGCAGTCCGCCAAGGTCAAGCAGGCTTGCAAGGAAGCCAGATGCGGCTGCTTTGAGTGGAAGTGCTTTAATCGGCGCTGGGTTATCTGCTTCCGCATTCCCGGTCAGGCATACAAGCGCGAGACCGCTGCCGAGGCCATGACCAAGGCGCTTGCTGATATGGGCTATGATGCCCTTACCTACTGCGCTATTGACTGATCCACCTACACCGGGCGGGGCGGTATAACCCCGCAGAAAGGAAGATATAAAATGACCATCAAGGCAAGCTGGAGCGCGTACAGCGTCCGCAAGGCATGCATCGAAAACGACTTCTGCACGTCCATGACGTGCGACGAGTACGGACATATGCTCGACTGGGTATCTTCCCACGAGCCGACCGCCCATAATGTCGAGACCGTCGCCCACCTGATCGAGCAGGGCACCGGCGCGCCAGAGGGAATCACCCGCGGCGAATTTTACGAGTGCATCACTTTCGCACTGCTTAACGGCGCGATCACCTACCGGCTGGAGGCGTAACCCATGTATAACATCATTACCCCTGAGGACTACCGAGCAGCCGAGGCCGTTTTTATGGCCGATCCTCGCGCACTGTGCGAAAACGTTATCATTTCGGAGTGCGACTGCTCTCAGTGCCCGACGCGCGAGCTGTGCGAGGCTCTATGCGCTTATGATAACCGCTAAGCAACATCTAAGCAACATCTAAGCAACATCTAAGCAACATCTAAGCAAAAGCACCTTCCCGAAGCCATCCCGGGGAGGTGCTTTTGCTTATGACTAATTGGAGGTGCAGCCACACGGAATCGCACCGCGTATCAACTTTTTGGCTGCATGTATACCCCTTTCGGGGTATGTGCGCGTATCGCTGCGCCTTGCGTCCGGCTTTACGGACGGTTTCCCGGCTTGCGCTCAGGGACTGCTACAAAATAGGAAGTTCGAATTTTGAACCCCTCGCGCGCAGTTATCGGCCTGCAAACCGACGGACTTTCACCGCAGGGCGCTACCCCGTTGCAGGGAATTACTCCCTGATACACGTGCTGCTGCGCTGTGTACTGACGCTTTGGCCCTGCGCAAGGCCTGCCGGGCAGTCCGGCGAAGTTCGCAAACAGTACTCGTCTTTCCGAGCCGTCAGAATAGGTGTCGGCGCGCCGTTCCGTAAGCTGCGCCCGTGCCCGT